ATCGAGGCTTTGCTTGAGGCGAAGCGTGCAAAAAAAGAGTGCGACCAGATCATCGCTGACGCGGAAACGGTCATCAAAGACTATATGGGCAATCATGAGGAAGCAAACACCGTGGTAGATGGCAAAAGGGTTATCGTTAAATGGGGCATGCGTAACATGAAGGCTACGCAAGAGAAGGTGGTGCCAGCGAAGCCAGCCATGCGCGTGCGTCAGAATGCTTTAACTGTGAAAGAGCTTGGCAATGTATAGAATGACACCAGCCCAGCATCGCGTTCTGAGCGCCATACAGACGCTGTCTGAGGCGCAGGGGTATGTTCCTAGCTACACACAGCTAGCGGCCACCCTGAACGTCTCCAAGCAAGCTATCGGCAAGCACGTTGAGATTATGTGCGACCGGGGCATATTGCGAAAAACCTACGGCCAGAGACACACGCTGGAGATAGTACGGGGCGCGCAATAGCGCCCCTTACTTTTTCTTTTGCTGGATAGTCTCAGCTAACCCACCACCGAAGTAGAAGCCGACAATCAAAAGCATAATCTCACCTATCCAGAAGTCGCCTAAGATGGCCTTAACGCCTTCTATGTCACCCTTGCCGGCAAGGGTCATGCCGAGCGTAATCGCAAAGCACAGTATAAAGGTAAACGTAAACATCAGCGCAATGTAACGCTGCGCCAGCTTGAATGGCTGGTATGCAGTAAGCAAATCTGACTTGGCCTTGCTAACCGCAGCCACCTCTTCTTCGGTGCTGGTATGCATGTCATCAATTAAATCCATGCCTTTTTTAATTACATCACCAGACCCAAGTATCTTACCTAAAATCGCAAGCATTATTTCATTCCCATCGCCAATTTAATTCTAGCTAAATCTATTTCAATATCATGCACCCTAGCAATCGTATCTTGCACCGATTGCGGCGGCTCAAAGTCATCAATCCACTGGTCGTTTTCTTCTACCTCTGCCATCGTCAGTTCAAGGTTGTGTTCTAAAAACGCTATGCGCTCGACCAACCCAAAGTAAACCCACACACTAACAGCCGTAAAAGCAATCATGGAAATCAGATTGCGTAGCGGTATCGTAATCTCGCTAGCCTCGTTTAATTTTGTTGCTGCCTGTTTCATCTAGTAGCTCCACACGTTAGACCGGGGCGGCTTGGTGTATGTGTCCAAGTGCAAGAAACGATTGCGCCCAGACTGTGCCACGCCTATGCCGGTAAAGCCTAGCTCGAACGCTAGGCGCATAATGTTGTACGCGTCAGCCCCGCCGCACGCAATGTCTACGGCCAGCCCCATCGTGTGTATGCCCGGCCTGTCCTTCTCAGCCTCGACCGGGTGTGTCTCATGGCGGTAGCCGCTGGTCACGGTCATGGCTTTGCCGTGCGCTGTGCGTAGCGCTTGCAGCTTTTCCATGAAGCTAGCTTGCATGTCGCACTTGCCGCTGTGGCTGCATGTAAACTCAGCCTCGCTAAAGTTTGGATAGTTATCCCAGTTCATATGTCACCTCTCACAACCGCCAGCGCATGTCGCCAGCTATCTATCTCAACGTCCGGGTCGTCAAACCGGCGCGCTCTAATGCGCTTGCTCACTGTGCCGACACAGTCCAGCGCGGTGAATATTACCTTGCGCCGGTCAATAGCTACTGACGCTATTATATCATACGAACCGCGCTCTGCCTTTTTTTTAGTTAGCCCCATGCCATAGTTAAAATGATAGGACGGCGTGCGCCCGTCAGCCTCTGGCAGTATGTTGCGCGACTTTACTTGGATCCGCAGATAGCCGACATCATCCCACGCCAGCAGGTCTATCTTATCTTGCTGCGCCATAGCCGCGCCCATTATGCCCGGCATGCTCAACACTGTGGCGCAAGCGATGTGTTCACCTATCAGCCCTGTCCTTGTTTCACCAGACACTATAGCCCCTTCAGGTAGACCATCCACCACACAAGCATGGCAAGCCCTACAAACCCTGCGATGATAAGAAGGGCTATTGTTATGACTTCGATTATTTGTCTATTGCGCTTGCGCTGGGCAGCGATAGCCGCCTGTCTATTCTTGCGCGCTACCGCCTGATAGTTTAGCCAATCTGTCCACAAGTTGGGCCTCCCGTGCCAGATCATTAGCTGCTTTAGCTCTTCTTCTTGTTGCTTGAGCTTTTCCAGATGCATAAATTCTTCGAGGTCGTTGGATGCAAAGGGGCTCCGCTTTTTCTTTTCTGCCTTGCGGCGCAAATCCTCAGTCGCGTTGACGTATGTGGCGACCTTGTCTGCGCAGTCTGCAATCTCGCGCCCGTTCTGCACAAATTGCTTGACCACCTGAAAAGCGGCGTTGGCGGCGGCAAGCTCGGCAAGCATGGGCTATTTACCTTTGTATAAGTTCCAGAGTTTCCAGCTAACGTATGCAATGGACAGTAGCCCCAGCACCAGCGTGACCCACTGGTTGAGGCTTGGCAGCCATAGCGGTGCGCTGACCCCGCCCGTTGCTATGATTAGGTCATCCGGCTTCATGCTTATACCTCGTCAGGCCAATCGTTGATAGGCGCGTTACCAGTGGCATTGCCATCGCTATCCACTGGCGTATCATGCAGGGCTAGAAAGGCGCTGTGAGAGTTCACAGCATCAATAGCCGCCTCAATGGTGTTAGAGGCGGTACGCACAGCCGCACGATATGTCAGCGTTGCGCTAGGCACAGTGTAGCTAGAAACCTCTGCCGCCTTCACTACCATCCAGTCAGTCGGGGCTAGCAAGTTGTTAGCACGTTCCTTTGTGATAGCCTTCCACTGGCTCTTAAGCCCCAGCGTTACTACCTGATTGCCGTCTGCGTCTAGGATAGCATTGCCATCGCTATCGACTTCGTTCACATCGTTGATGTTCTTGGCGGTGTTAGCATCCCACCAGAAGCGGTTGTCGTATGGGGCTGGGTCAGCTCCCCAGATCAGCCCTGCGGCAGTCTTTTCTGCGTCTGACCAGCTACCCCATGAGGCAGGGTGCTGTACCCCGTTATTGTCTGTCCAAGCCTTACCAGCGCGGATAGTTTTATGTCCGTATTTCCATGCCATGTCTATCTCCTATCGGGCGTTGGCGTTCTTGAATGGCGCTTCTGCAAAGGCTAAGAATATGTATGTACCGCCTGATGCGTTCATGGCGTTTGCACTGTTTCTTATTTTAAACCCATTGCTTAAAAAATCTATGCCTACGGCTGAAGTTTGAGCTTCACCTTGACTCAAGTCAGCCGCAAGATAATCGTCAATTAAATTAAAAGAGCTAATGTCTTTGTCTGATATAATCCAACTATTAGCAACATCAGTGCGCTTTATCATAGTCCATGCTGGCCTGAACCCGCAATGCACATACGTGCCGTCTGTCGAGCCGTTGCCAGTGTATGAGCCTATCTTGCTGTAGCCTTCAACCTCTGCGAATGAATACATAACATATGTACGCCCACTAAGATTAGACTGTGAATTTGTGCCAACATTTACAACACTAGATGAAGGTGCAGTGCTGTTAAATACTGTGCCGTCAGATACAGCCGCAGTTGTTACATCTAATTGTAGTAAAGATGACCAAGCACCTAAGCCAGAATGTCCAACCATCCAAGAGGTAGGACTATCAGACCTACATTTAATAATCACCATTTCTGGTGCGCTAGATAACCCATGTCCTACTGTAGCGTTAGCCCCCGTACCAGTATACGTGGCCACACTAAACCCTGCATCGGTATTTGCGCTGACTTGGCTAGTGATAGACCCGTCTGTGTTACTGACCGCAGTACCGCCAGCTAGCCAGTTCCATGCGGCATAGGTTCTGCCACTGCCATTTGCCGAACTGTCTGTACCTAACGTAAAACCATCGCTGTCAAATGTTTTTAGCAAAGTTGTTGCAGTAAATTCTTGGTCTGTGGTGTTTGAAAATAGCTGTCTGTTGCCACCTCTAACACTATCGTTGAGAACATGATTATCTGCTATGCTTCTTGTTTTAAGCCAGACCCAATCAGGCTGGAAACCAACACCAGTGATTGCACGGTCATCAACACCATCACCAGTATAAAGCACAGTATTGAAATAATCAGCAGGGTCTAGAATGTCAGGCGTAGGCAAGTTGTTGCGGGTCAAGGCCAAGAAGCCCGAGGGTGGCGCATAGTAGAAGTCACCCTGACCATTGTTATCAGTGTTTCCTTGCGGTGTTTCAGTGCCAGCAAAGGAGCTATCCTGACCGAAGTTGGCTATAGAACTACTTGTCCAAAGACTTTCGGCAGGGGCATAGGTTCCAGAAATTCCAGTAAACGCTACACCCTGACTTACATTGTTTTTATAAAACTCTATAGTTCCAGCATTTAAATCCAATGCTACCCCTATAATATCTCCAGCCGCCCACTGATCTCCATAGCTAGTAACTACATTGTTATTATATTTATTTCCAGCAGACCCACTTGATGCCCAATTATAATAGCTGTAGGAGTCGGCTGTTTTTCCTACATGATTTGTATAATTGCTAAAACTGTCAGCAACAATACCAACCATGTGATAGTCATTGCCTGTATTTCTAGTTTCCCAATACCACTTTCCACTTGAAACATAGAAAGTTGCTGATGTAGTACGCCAAGCGGCTGAACTATAAACCGCCTCTAAGTTCCCCTCACTTAGCGTTAATGCTGTATTTAAAATGCTGTTGTATGTAGCAAAGTTAGTCACAGGGCTGTCAGGCACAACATCCGTATTGTTTAGCTTGTTAGGTGTCCAGTTGTTGCTGTTGCCAGAGGTATCGCCAAAGAAGGTGGCATCCCTTGTGTCGGCAAAGGCCATATAGATGTATGTGCCACCAGAGGCGTTGCGATTTGCTGTGCCGTCATTTAGCGTAAAACCATCACTGTCAAAGGTGCAAACATTTGAGCCAAAAGCCTCAGCCGCAGAAAGGTTAGGATAAAGAAACCCATCAATTTTTCCGTCTACATCTCTAGTTGCATCCCAGATTATCCAATCAGCCGTAGTGTCAGTACGCTTAATCATAAGCCAAGCTGGCTTAAAGCCCAGCCCCGTGATGCTGTTGCCAGCCGCCCCTGTGCCACTGTAAGATGAGATTTTCGAGTAGCTTGAGACTGAGTGGAAACAGTAGGCTATGCAAGCATCGCTTGCTTCTACAGCACCACCAGAGGTAATACCAAAAACACTAGATGTGGGAAGTGCCGCCCCCCAAATGGTTGAGTATGACGTTGTGCCATTTGCAAGATTTAATCTTAAATATTTGGTATTGTCGGTGCTTATATCTTTATGAAAAACTGACCACGAAAATGTTGAGCCATCCCTTGATTTTGTAATAATCATTTCGGGTGTGCTAGTTAAGCCATGCCCTACTGTATCTTGCCCAGAAGCATTTGAAGTGTAGCTGACTATGCTAAACCCGTTTGTGGTATTCGCTTTGACCGAGCTAGTAATACTGCCATCAGTATTGCTTGCGGCAGAACCAGTGCCAGCATCCCAGCACCATGCAACGTATTTGCCACCATTGGTATAATTTACATCAGGCCCTGCTTCAGTATTATCTCCTAAAGAAAATCCATTAGAATCAAAAGAAGTAAGACTATCTGTTTGTGTTTGTTCAGAAGCAGTAGTATTGGATTTTAAAGATTTTCCTACACCTCTTACAGAATCAAAAAGACCGTGGTCTGAAACGCCATCTCTTTCCTTTATCCACACAAAATCTGGCTCGAAACCCACGCCCTCTATGCCTTGCTGGCTCGATGTGCCAGTATAGGTCACTGTCGAGAACCCTTCGGCCTCAGTGGTCTGCTTGAACGGTAGGTAGAACCCGTTTGTCCCGAATGTCAGCGCCTGTATGTCTGTGTCAGACTTAGGCTTCCAGAGGGTGTCCTCGTACTCACCGAAGCTGGTAGGGTCTAGGGCTTGCCCGTCTATGAAAGTGACGTTGGCTAGGTAGCCGTCAAGATAATTTCCAGTTCCAGCATAGGCATTAACAGCTATCCAGTGAGATGCGGCAGAGTTTATATCATCTTGAGCATTTAGAGATGGATAGGTTGCTGAACTAAAACTTGTAACTTGTATGCCATTTACATACAGTTTGGCTCTATCACTTGACGTTGCTTGAGTAGTGTCTACAGCAATTTGAATGTGATACCATGCAGAAACGTCCCTATATACGGCTGTAGTGTTGAGAAAAATAGACGTACCACCGTTCGTAAAGAAACTAATTTGGTCGTTGTTAATCCGTAATTGGTCGGAGTTTCCAGATGAGTTAGCCCCAAAGAGCGAAAAATTTACTGCTCCTAAGTTCCCACGCTTAACCCAGCCACTCCATGTCCAAGTCTTGCGGTTGCCAGCCGATGCTGGTGTCCATGAAAGATAGGCACTATCGCCATCCTCAAAGCGCAGGGATGAACCCTCGGCAAATGCGTCTGTGGCATACATAAATTGGGATGAACCGAATGGGCCAGACATGGCAACTCCTATGCGAAGGCTAGTTGTGGTGTGCCAAGCAGAATACGCCCAGTTGCCGCTACAACATACGGCACGATGTCAGTAGTGCTTGCGGCTGTTGATAGCGTTAGACCAGCCGCCCCAGCAGTCTCATAGTCTGTGCCTAGAGATATTGTTCTGCCGCCTGTGCTGTCCTGTATAAATACAATGAAGCCTGACTGCCCAACCGTTTCGGTAGTTGGATTAGCCAGCGTTACATTTCCTGTTAGTGTCAGAACAAAGTTTTGATTGGCTGCAAAGTCTAATGTAACAGACCCAGTGTTTGTTGTGTCAGTGTCAGTAGAGCCTCTTTGTGCCGCAGTAAATGTCTGAGCCACATCAAGCTTGGCTGTGTCAGCATCAAACGCTTGCACATCTACGCCAACTTCTAAATCTACCGCTTGCTGTGCCGCACTTACACTAGCCGCAGTAAACAATGCCTTGCCTACTGTAGTGCCGCCAAGGTTTGTCTGCGCTGTTGCCGCACTAGCAAGGTCAGATAGATTGTTTGCGGCGGTTAAAAGTCCTGTAGCAGATATAGCCGCAGTCTGCCAAGCAGACCCGCTGTAAACCTTTAGCTCGTTGCTGGTGGTGTTGAAATACAAGTCACCAGCATTTAATGGGTCGCCATCATTGTCCACTGTTGGGTCAGATGACTTGCTTCCTAAATAGGTATCATCAAAATTATCCGCTGCCGCCTCTGCCGCAGTTTGAGCCGCCTGTGCTGCCGTAACATTGTTGCCAGTGGTAACTACGTCAGCGTTTGTAGACACCACATCAGCGGCAGTAGATACCGCGTCTGCCGCTGCCGCTGTTGCTGACGCTGCCGCCGCTGTAGCACTAGCCGCCGCATTGGTTGCCTGAGTAGCCGCATAAGCCGCGTCAATCACCAGATCCCATTTAGCTACATCTGCGTTGCTGCTTATAGGTGTAGACCCGCTGGATGTGTGTGCGGTGTTACAGCGATATACGTTATAATTGCTGGCGTCTTTTACTAGGTCACGCACGCCATACGCAACAGATGCTGCCCAGTTGCCGCGCCAGTTGCCGATATCCTCACCGACTGTTGGGTTGCCATCGCTGTCAAACGCCAGCGTCTTGCCAGAGCGCGATGCCTTAGTCGGCAGGGTCATGTCTACCACGCCGCCATCTTCTACCAGCGCCGGGTCATACACAGGCGCACGCAATGCGCGTCTGCCTTCTTCGGACACTTGCTGGTCAAAGATTGTCAGGCTGTCTAGCTGTTCGTTCAAGGACGATGCAAGCAAATCACCGGCGGTAACAAAGTCCGTGGTGCGCTCGATGTCGCGTGCGCCAACCACAACGATCTGGTCGGACGCGGTTGGCGTAGACGGCACGCTGCCACCGGTCACAATAGTCACATCGCCAGTGCCGTTGGCGTTAATGCTAACGGTGTAGTCTGTGGTTAGCGTTAACAGGGTAGCGTTGAAATATACCGCAAGGTCAGCATTGTCGATGATTTCAAACGTAAACGCATATGGCCCCAGACCGGCTGACCCGGTGAAGACTGCGCGTCTGGTAACTGCGTTAATGTTGTAATCTGCCATATTAGCTCCTTGGGGGTATTATACCTTATTTAATGAGGCTCGTCTATTTGGGCGTAAATATAGATTTGCGCTTTTCTTCGGCCATGCGCTTGCTTATTTCTGGGTATTCAATGATGTCGTCTGGCAATCCCATGTCTCTACCCCGCGCCTTTGGTGACACATCAACAAGTCTAAATTTTTCATCGGTAATAAAAGTGCCAAACATACGCTCACGCGCTGCTAACCTATATTGTGCGACAATTCCGTTAACAGACTTTTGCGCTTCGCCAAACGGGAAATCTATACCCAGCTTTTGCGTCTCATCTATAAGGTCTGCCGCATCTGCCATAATAGCTTCTGCTAGTGTTGCGTTGTTAAATTCTTTCAGGCGTATGTCATTGGCGTATAGCTGTATATATCTAGCCCGTTGCTCTGCCGTTAGCGTGTGGCCGGCAAGCGTTAGCTTTTGCGGCAACCGCGTTATCCCGTGGTTAATCATAGACAGATAAGATTTTAGCTCACCTTTTTTGCCTTCCCACGAACCAACCCCTGCACGCATGCGTGGGCCGAAGTTATACAATGTGCCAATGTCAGGCACTATCTCTTCGCCAAACTCATTTAGTCTAGGCGGGAGCTTTTTAGAAGAGAAAGGCGTGCGCGACATCCATTGGTTATACGCCTCTCCAAACGCTCTAAAGCCTGCCCAATGTGGGTCGTAGCTTAAAGCCTCAATGCCAAACAGCCCAGCCTCGCCTGCCTCTACTTGTGCTTGGTTAATTGCTGTCTCACTTTGGCCGGGGTCTAGGTATCTTTCAAACCTAGCTGATAGTGAGCCGTTTGTTAGCCCAGCTATTGGGGTGCCAGCCATAACGGTGCTTGCGTATGTTTTCATAATTTCATCAAAAACACGCGTTAGCTTTTCAGCCTCATCGCCGCCTGTTTTTTGGGAGCTAACCACTCTGTAAAGTTTTGCAATTAGCTGTGTTTGCGGGAAGCTAGCCGCCATTTGGTACATACCACCAGCCGCGCCTGCAAACATCTTCTGCACATATTCATCATCGTCATCATAGTCTGAGTAGAACATTGCATTGCGCATTGCCGCGCCAACAAGCAATGGCGTTGACGCTGGGTCTATTTTTCTAAGGGACACAAAAACATCACCGTCAAACTCGCCAGTGCCTTGACTTACGCTATCTTCACCAAGCAAAGATTTAAATCTTTCTATAGTGGGGGTTGATACCTCATGCTCACCTTGCAAGCGCAAAGCAAACGGTTGCCACCCCATTGATGTTAGCGTGTCTCTGTCCTTAACGTCCATAGGCCCCGGCCCAGTAACCCGCCCATCGTCTGCAAATTGCCAGCCGCCAATCAGCATGCTAGAGCCAAGAGCCATGCGCGATATAGCTAAATCTTTATATCTGCCGCCGCGCTTTACATCCGACCAAAACTGCGCTGACATAGGCGCAAGAGGTGTGCGCGACATTCCTTGGTTGGCAATGTTTACAAGCGTTCTATTAAACAAAGTGATTAGCTTAATGCCGCGCATGTTCAAACCACGGTTCATGCCTATATACATGTTTGCCATAGGCACGTTTTTGTCTATATCTTCTTGCAATGTAACTATGCGTCTAAAGCCCTCCACGCTAGCCGCTATGTCCGCTGGTTGCTGTGACAACAGTCTGCCGTTTGCGTGTTGCGCTTTCTCCATGGCTGTGCCGGGGCTATCGCCAGCGTCTAGCGCATCAATGTACTTTTGCACGCCATAGCGTTGTGCTTGCTCATGCAACTCCATGCGCTGTGCAATGCCGCCAAAAAAACCATCTGCCGCTGCAATAAATCTCATAGGCACAGAATGCACCGCGCCCATCATGTCTATAGCGCGGCCAACCATAGTGCCTTTTAACTCGCCGGTGCGCAAAACCTTACCTCTAAATTTCATGTAAGGTGTGTTGCTTAAATACTCAGAACTAAGGGCAGAACGCTGGACATCTCTAGCTTGCACATCTCTTTGCATAAAACCTTCGCCCATCATAGACCAGCCATCTATGATGCCGCGTTTGATGCCCCCGGCTCTAGCGCCTATATCAGCTAGCTGGAACTTATCTGCCGCGCTTCTTGGCTTTCCTATAAGTTTTTCAAGGTTGCTAAGTAATGGGCTAACAACAGTTGCCGCCAAAGTGCGCTCTGCAAAGTCAAGCCCTATAAGGGCGGCTGTGCCAACCCCATTAAAAAGATGTGTATTTGGGTCGGTAAGCAAAGTTGATTGCGCTGTATAGATAACCGCGTCTATCGACTTTCTATATAACCCAACTTCTACCATTTTGTTTTTTGCTTTTGCGTTTGGCATTGTCATCCATTTTTCTGCCAAAATACGTAATTGCTCATCACCGCCAAATTGCTCTAACACCCGGCGTTGTTCTGTGATTGACAGATTTTTTTGCGCGCCTTCACCAGCACCTTTAAAAACATTCATAGATCTGGCAATGTCTGTCTTTGCGCCAGACAACTCTTTAACAATAATATCATGCTGCGCTAAAGCCTCGCGCAACTTAACACGCTCTGGCATTGCAAGCTGACCCGCTTGCGCTTTTGCCATCATTTCGTCTATGCGTAAAAGACTTGCATCATGCACGGTAACAAGCGCAGCCATTCTTTTTGCCAATTCATCGCCGCCAATGGCGCTGGTCATTGGTTTGCCTTTAAACATTTGGTCTAGCACATTTGTAGCCACGCCGCGCTCGGCTGCATCATCGTATAAGCTTTGTATTGTGCGCGGCCCTACTGGCGGCAAATCCTTAGACACCGCTTGGATTGTGGCGTTTAATTCATCAGAACTATAGAAGGTGGTGTTAACGCGGCCTTCTTCGACACCAGCCTCTTTTTGTGCTGGTGTAGGGCTAGGCGCAGTTCGTGGCGCGTCCATCGCCTCGCCGCGCGCTGCCATAATCTCTGCCGCTTTTTCCTCAGACACAGGCTCTGGCATAATGCGAGGTTCTTGTCTCCCGCTGGCTGTGTAGTCGGTTGGAGCTTCCTGTACAGGCACCTCAACCCTCGCCTCTGGCTCGGCTGTTGGCGCGTCAATGGTAACGTCTTTTTCCATTTTAGCGCCGGGCTTAGTTAACGGCTCCATGATTTCTTTTAATATCTTGCGGCTAACTTTGCGCCCCGCCCCCAAGTCTAAGCCAGCAACTTGCACAGAGCCATCAGCGCTTGGCTCACCTAGCTCTGTTGGCTGTGGGTCAATAATGCCTTTGCCTTCCGGCATGTCTTTAGGTATCGACATCTGTTCGCTGTTCCTTGTAAAGCTGCACAAGCCTTTCAGCTAACACCTTAGTTTTTTCTGGTGTCATGCTTTCAGCAAATTTAATAAACTCTTGGCTTTCGCCCTCAAGCCCCGGTTCAGGGCTGTCCTGTAATGTCGCTGACATCTATCCCTCTTTCTTTAGCAATCTTTGCTAGCTCTGCCTCATAATCTGTTGGTGCGCTTTTTTTGTTGCCTACACCCAATTTACCATACAATTCTTTTTCTGGATACCACAAGAGCGCTTGCGCTGAAGCTGCGTCTGTTTGCATGCCTTGCTCCCTTAGCAACTCAACGGCTCTGTCAACAGTAGCTCTCATGTAGCTTCTATGCCCACCGCCAGACGGCGTTTCCAGAACTTTTGTGCCGCCCTCATCTAGCGCTTTCATAGAGCGTGTGAATTCTCTTTTGTCTTTAAAGTTTCCAGCCGCAAACTTTTTATGCACAACGCTAGCAAAATCTGACAATATTGTGTCGTCATTTATTATATCGTCATACACAAAGCCATATTCTTGGGCTAGCTCTGGCGTTGTTGCGTCTCTGGCTCGGCTTTGCTGCTTTGCCAAAAGCGCTGGGCTACGTTCTGGTATTAATGTGCCAGACATGCGGCCCCACATACGCATAAACCACCTATCCATAGTCAGCATGTCCATGTTGCCTTCTAGGTTTTGGTAAAATGCGCCGCCAATCTTTGGGCCAAACATTGCGCTTGCTGGCAATTCTGTACCCATATTTTCGCCGGATACCTTAAAGCCATACTCTTCGCCAATCTTAACCAAGTCTCTGACTTTCATTTTTGTGTTTAACAGTTTAAACACCTCTTCCCGACTACCTAGTTTTTCTTCTAATTCGTTGAACAACCTAAACCCAAACTCCATGCTCGGCTTTTCTTTACCGTATCCGACAATCGGCATTTTGTTTGTTTTTCGATAAACTCCATAAGCGTCCACGGTGTTAGCAACATTTGTTGCAACATCCGCGCCATTGCTTGTGATTGCCATTATAAACTTAAATGAAGATGCCGCAGTCTGGTCTGTTGCAAGTTCAGGGTAAAGCCTAGACGCAATCGACATTGCATTAGTAATTTTTGTTTTGTACCAATCAGCAGCGTTGCCCTTTGCTTTCATGGCTTCCATGATTTCAGCCGCCATCATTTTGGCGATTGCCTCTTGGTTTTCGTTGTTTTGTGCAGACCTATCGCCGCCGGCTCTAGATTTTTGGTTTAACTTTACAGCAACATCATACAAGTTGCCGCCCGGCTCTATAGTACCTTCGCCGTACAATTCATCAATAAGCGTGCCAGCGCGTTCTGCGTCTGAAAGCTCAATGCCATCACCACCACGCATTCCTTTAACCAAGTCACCCGCCGCCGCAATCAGCGGGTCGGGGTTAACACCGCTAGATAGTGTTGTGCCACCGCGCTCTTTAGCCGCCTCGCCAGCGCTTTCGATAAAGTCCCCAATAGCTTTGCCAACTGGTGGCAACAAAACTTCCGCGCCTTTGGCTGCGCCAGCGCCAACAGCCGCCCCTACAGCCGGGGCAACAGTTGCGCGTATTCCAGCCTCTAATGGGGTCGGCGCATCGCCAGCCGCAGTCTCAACAGCCATTTGGCCCACTTCGCCAACCTCGCTATAGCCAGCCCCTGCTAAAGCGCCAGCCGCTACTGGGCGTTGCGTGGCAAATTGCGCTGGCTTTGCCATTTGTTGCAACGCCTGTTTGATGCCTAGCTTTATTCCCGTCTGCGCTGTCTGTTTAGCAAAAAGACCCGCGCCTGCCGACACTATGCCGGCGTATGTTGTTGGGTCGGTAAAGATACTGCGAAATGCCCTAGACACACCAGCGCCTGTAAATGTAGGCAGTTGTTCATACGCGCCCATAAAGTCCAGAAACGCCTGTGCTTTGTCAGGGTCTTCTTGCGACAATATGTGCGCGGCCTGCGCCACTGTGCCGCCTGCGTCAGTGCCTACGCCCGGTATGCCGCCAACATTAAACATAAAGTCAGATTGTACGTTTAGGGCATAGTCTATAACGTCATCTGCGCCGCCCCTGAATGGTTGACCTTCAAACATTTCATAGATTTGCATTGCATCATAAACGATCTCTGGCGTTGCAATCATGCGCTCCACTGTCATAACGTCAGTGTCTTGCGCCACATCTTGCTCTGCCTTTTGCATAAGATAGTCAAAACTAGCAGACGTATCTAGCCCGGTCTGCACCGCTTCTGCCCCCGGCACTTCGCTTGGCTCTTCACTTACACGCAAACCAACAGGACTACCCGCAGACACATAATATAGGTTGCCTGCCTTGGTGCGCGTATAGTTAGCGTCAGGCAGTTGTGCAGCGTTTTCTCTTTGGTTAAATATCTTTTCTACATCATCAGTCATTAGAAAAAGTCCGCTCTGCCAGCTTTATAATCTTCTAGGCTCTTGAGGTATGTTTTCAATATTTTCCTTAATTCTTCTGGCTTTGGGTGTAGGCTCAAGTCAAGGTTATCAATATCGTCTTCGGTTGTGTATTCGTTAAACTCAAATGTGTTAACAACAGTGCCATCAGAAATTGTTAAACTTTCATTCATTCTGCCAAGAACGCGCTCTATTTCTTCTGTAAAGCCGGAAGCAATAAATTCGTTTTGCAAGCCCCGCGCAATATTAACAAGCAAAGGCTTTGGCCCCTCTTCCCCGCTTGCTTCCCACTCACTAATTGCACTAGCGTGGGCGCCTTCTGCCCTTCGCAAAAACTTTTCTATTTGTGTTGCTTGTTCATCATTATAGGGTTGCACTTCACTATAAACTTTGGCTGATCTCCTAGCGATGCGCATAACTTCTCTATCAGCAGATTTATCCACTGTAAGCATTTTATCAAAAAACCCTACGCCATCTTTTGCTGTAACGCCAAACTCTACACGCTTTTCTTCAAAGTTCTCTTGTGTAACTTCCCCACGCTGTATAGCCATTCTAAATTCTAGATTTCCTAAAGAATTAGATGTCGCTCCTTCTTCCAGCTCTTTTTCTAGACTGCGTATGGTTATGGGGCTTATTGCTTGACCGTTTGTGTCGGTTGCTATTTGGTACAAATCATCTATTAAATTGTCGCGTGTATCTTCATCTGCATCTTCAATTCTAGACACAATCCTAGCAACGGTAGATGATTGACGGCGCACTTCATTACGCATGGTTTTTTCGTTAGTTGTGTCTTGCGCATTGGCCTCAGTTCGTATTCGTTTCTTTACTTCTGCGCGCTCTTCATCTGACATATCATTATATATTGATGAGTATTTACCAAAATCCCCCGTGCGCATTTTTGCTAATGCTGCATGTGAATTTGTGGCATATTCTTCGCTTAAAGCATGCTCAACTAAAACATCTGTCTTTGCCGATAAAATCGCCCCATCAATTTTTGCCGTTTCTGTTTCTGCAAACTCAGCGTCACCAGTTCTATATAACGTAGATTTTAAACTGTTAGATAAAACATCTAACTCTTTGTCCAATAAATTTACGTTGCCCTCAAAATCCGCTGTTTTTATTAAAGCCCTAGCCGCATCTCCAAAGTTGTCAACTTGATCTTGCGCCGCCATGCGCAGACCTAAAGCGCGTTTTTTATTTACTTCCTCAAGGGCAGTCTTATAAACAGAAGAGCCTAGCGTTGCCGCTGTTGCTTTAAATGCAAGCGCTTCGTTTGGGTCTACATCAGCAAGGGCTTCCGCGTAACCAATTTCTGTGTTTCGCAATCTAGATGTAATGTCGGCAAGATCTTCCGGCCTAAAGTCTGGGCTTTCTATTGTTTTTTGCATTGCCGCAATTTCAGTGCGATAAGCGCCCTCTAAGTCTGTGCGCATAATCTTGCCAGTAGTTGCGCGCAATGTTGCGCCAAATACTGTGTTTTTGTCGCCAACAATGTCATCAATATCAACGCCAGACACGCGCGCATCTTCTAGCTGTTGCACTGTTACAGGGTTGTCAAACGCATATTCAATGGCCTCTTGTTTTGTTTTTGCTTCTGCCCTTGCAAATGCAAACTCAGAAACTTTGTCAAGAGCCGCAGATATTTGACCATACACAGCCGTTTGCGCTCTGCCAGTTTGCGTATAGTCAACACTGGGAAGGCTGGGTATTTGCGCGCCTAGTGGGCGATATCTTGGTAAACGCTCTGCCATACTAACCTACCTAAAACCCGCCCGGTGCCAACGGGTCATAAATACCGCCAGCCCCTTGAACTTGCGCTGATGCCGCTTGTTGGAATGTTGTTGGCGTCATGCCGCCTGATGGTGCGCCGCCCAACAAACTGCCTTGGTATCCAGCCATAGCGATATTTGCAATAGCTTTAAACTGTGCGGCTTTCATGACGGCTTTTGCTTGCTTCCCATATTCAAGCGCCTGCAACTCGGCTTGGCGCATTGTTATGATTTGGCCTTCTCTAGACATATAATATTCATCAGCGCCTTTTGCTTGCGCATATCTTTTTAAAGCCATAGCGCTGCCGCTGTTAGGGTCTATATTGCCAGCACCGGCTCTAGCGTTAATAGACGCAGATGTAGCAAGTATATTATCTAAAACAGATAGCCCCTGCTTTTTATACTTTAAAGCCTCTTGCCTGCCTTGCATGCGCGTTAATGTTGCTTGCGCTTGCAAACCGCCCGCTTGTGCTTTTGCCGCTTTCATTTCAGCCATACCGCTTACAGCGGATATTGCCATTGGTACTGCAACCTGTGCCATATTACTGCCCTATGCTCACTTTGTACTCGATGCCCAACACTGACATTTTCAGCGGTACATCTTGGGTTACTGTTATCTGACCATCATAGCTATAGCCAAGCATGCCATTAATCGTCTTGATGCCTGTAAACTCTTGCACGGATGAGTTTAACACATTTGTGCCAAAACTGCGAAACGGTATCAGCGACCCGTTAATAGACAAAGACTGCGTTTCAAACAATTCTGCGTTTACTTCAAAGATGCGTTTCTTAAATCCTTTTAACGACCCGCTAGGCAAGTTTGGCTCAACCGGCAATGTTTTCATCGTTGGCGTAAAGTTTAGCCCTACCTGAAAGCTAGCAGTCGCCGCTGACACAAACGTCACAGTAGACGGCGATGCACCGACCACCTGTGTCGGCTCTACAACGCCGTCACGAATAATCTGCACAGTCTCGGCCTCTAAATGCGGCATGTTGACAGATGACGCCGCACCGCCTGTCACCGCGCTATCTAGCAGGGTATCAGGGTCAAACACTTCTACATAGTAAACGTCAGCGCTGTTTACGCTGCGCTTTACCACTACATAGATGTCATCAACATCCACGCCAATATTTATAAACTCGCCCTCGGTTGTCCACTCAGATGGCGCAATCACGTTCTGACTGCGCAGTAGCGTGTAACAGGCGATAGACCCATCATCACCATTAACCAGCATCAGCCGGTCGCCCTCGTCTGTGGATGTGGCAACGCGCACCGCCATTTCTTCTGGCGACTTTAACAAATGCGATGATAGCAAAGATATCTTGTCTGATGTGTATGCGTTCACCGTATCACTAAAGATAAACTCTTGAATGGCCTTCCCCTGCCGTTGGATAAATAGCGTGGCACCGTCCACGTTCTGCACGCGCAAGCCCGGCTTCATACCAAAAAATGTCTGCGCCTTTACAATAAGGTTAGCTGGGGTGATAGGGTCATCCAGCGCTTGTGGCACATAGAACTCGCCGCCAGTTGTGAATATCTGCAAGTTACGCCCGGCGTACATATCGACAATCGCGTTGAAAGTTCCTGTGTCTAAGCTAGCCTCAACAGACGCATCGTCTAGCGCTTCGCCGGGGTCGAAGTTAAAGAAGTCAGCAACGCGGCTACCCCAGATGGTAGACGGGCGCTGCTTCGAGCCGCCAAAGTATAAACGGCCTTCATGGAATACTACACTGCGCGGCCAGCCTCTAGACGCAGACCATGTGTTCTCATAGCCCTCTTCAAGCTCCCAATCGGCGTCATCAATGTTGCCGGTGTCGAACAGCGGCACCTCTGCAAAGCACTCTAACTTCGCATCGCTAACCTTGCGAACAATGCGCAACCGCCCGAAAGGCGTGACGTTTATGTACTGCCCAACATAGCTGCCTGACGCCGCCGCACCTGATGTAAATATATTTGCATCCGACCCGCTGTGTTTTGCAGTCACAGTAATGTTGCCTGATGTGCCGCTGACCTCTAGGTGGTCGTGCGGCGTGCCAGTGTTAAAACTTGACCCGGCTGTAACAGTCAAAGAAAATGCGTGCTTTGGTACGAAGTCAAAGCTAATAGTGCTGGCTGTCCAGTCGCTATCTGTTGCGCCGCGCACAATCTTTATCGGGGCTAAATCTTCATGCACCACAATTACGGTGTCGGCAGATTGCACCCAGTTCATCTCAGGCAGAATAGCGGAAGTCAGCGATGACACCGTTAGGAAGTCGTCTGCGCCGCCGTTAATTGCTGTGACCAGCGTGCGATTTTTATAGACGTACATCTTGCCGGGCGTAAACACCAGCATATAGCTATCGCTAACGCTAAACTCAAACCCAACCATGCGCACGGCATTAGCCGCGCCAGCGTCTAGCTCATGCACAAACTTAGTGCCGTCACGCCGTACTGCGCCGCCTTGTGGTTGGATAGACACGTTCTGCGCTGTGGTTAGCGCTGACTTGTACTGGCTAATGTCTGTGCGCGCGCGAAGCTTTGGGTCTATCTCGCCAGACGTAAAATCATTTTGTATTTGTATAATCCGGCTCATTCTAGAACCTTACGTCAGAGATAGGAAATTCCTGTATCGTTTGCGCTGGCCTGTCTGCGCCGTCAATGTTAATAGCCACACGCACCAAACCGCCGCGCATGTTCTCCGCTGGCGACCCGTAGGCGCGGCTATGAAAATAGTCTGCCTTTGTAATCTGGTCTGTTACCGGCTCTGCAAACTCTGCCGCTAGCGCTGTCTTTAACAAGCGCACAAAGTAAGGCGGGAACTCAAACGGCTCTGGGCGATATTGGTAGTCGATCCAAACTTGCTCATAGTTTGTGTTTAGGCCATCGCCGTATATCTCAAAGTCGCGGCGCGGCTGTGCGCCTACAGCGCCCACGTTAAACACGGCCTTTGGATTGCCAAGCAGATTGCCCGGCAACGCATAGATATACTTCCATTCGTTTATGGGGGTTTGCACTAGCTGCGCTAGCTTTACTTTTTTAATTGACCAGCTATAGGCGTACTGCATAAGCAATGTGTCGCGCACATCGTCATATAATCGGTCGGCCACTTGCGCATCATCTGTTCCAACAGTGAAGCTAGATAAAGGATTAGCGCCCAACATAATGAGCGCATCAGAACAGATAGATAGTTTTGTATCGCCAGCAGCCATCTAATACTCCAAAGAAAAAAGGCCGGGGCGGCGTATACCGCCCCAGCTATTGGATTAGTCGGCGTCAGCAACTGTGATTGCTTGGCCGTCAGACACATCGACAACGCCTGATGCGTTTGACAAAACTACAACCATGTTCATGGTTGGTGTTGCGCTGTCATAGCAAAAGATGATGTCGCCAACTGCGAGTGTGTCAGACAGGTCATCGAAATAACCTGATGTGTTCACAGTAGCAATCGCGTCTGCTGATGTGTAGGTGTACATAGAAGGAGCGTTGCCCTTCTTAGATGCACCCATCACGTTTAAGCCTGCACTTGAAAAAGCCATTGTTCAGTTCTCCTTACTCTGTCGCTGAGATTTTGACAATGCCTTCATCGTCAATCGCAATGGCTCCAGCGGAGAACATTGAAGAGACAAGGAAAGACGTTTTCTCTGGGACGTAATTTATCTCACTACGCTGACCCATGCCAATGCCCATGCCGATTGCATCGCGGTGGAATGCGAAGCATGTGCGTGTTGATGGAAGCGGCAAGCCACCTTCATCACGGTCACCAAGGGTAATGAACTTGAAGCCCAAGAAAGTGTCGATTTCGCCAGTAGAAAGAGCTTTGACTGTAGCGAAATCGCTGCTTGTCAATTCTGTTTCATCTAGCAATGCTGACAAACCGTTTGCGTGGATTACCATGCAACGACCTTCGGCTGGCACGTTCTTTGTGTCAAGCGCCTTCTTAGCTGCAAGCAACTTTGCAAGGTTCATGTTTGTACCAGCGCCACCAACTGTTGTAGCAACTGTTGATGGTGAGGATGCTGCGTTCAGCGCGTCAATGACTAGCTGGTCCATTCGTCTGCCAATGGCCCCAGACACGACTTGAACTAGCTCACGCCGCTCGTCAAAGTTTACTTTTTGCTGGTTGAAGATGTCGCTGTACTCAGCAGCAATGTAGTCGCTCATTGTTGCAGTTACTTGTGAGTAGCTGACATTCAATGGGGTTACATCTGTCTGTGGTACGCGGATTGTTGCGGTGCCTTTCCCAATTTTAGGGAACTTTACCTGTGAGCCTTCTACATTTGTCCGCTCGCGGATAACGCCGGCCAAAGAGCGTGCGCCCTGATAAGCCTGCTTAACTTCCGCATCGAACATTTGCACGAAGGCGTTAGAAATAGCTACTGCCATTTTTCTGTCCTCTCGGTTTAAATGTTTTCAAAAAAGTCGCATCAGGTATCCGGGGTGCCGGGCTGACAGCTTGGGCATAAACGCTACGCCCCCAAGCGGGTCTAACAGGCCACAGGTGGTTGTCTGTCAAGTGGATTTTAACAAAAAAAAGCGCGGCCCGCAAGCCGCGCTATTATTTAGATAGCAGAATAGTCTTGCGTGCCATAAGCACGCTCGAACATCTTTTCGACTTTTGCCCGGAAAGCTGGGTCAGTCTGGTACTCTGGTTTGCCTACCATTGCATTCAATTCCTCTTTAGACGGCGCGCCATCTACAGGGGTCATGTCTACAGGAATAGGGCGGTCGCCGTAGTAACTGCGCACTTTCTGCAAAGCCTTTAGACCCTGCGCGGTGCCGCCCATAATCTTAAACTCTTCAAAGTCACCTTCTGACCAAACACCCTTGCGCACCAAACCCTGCGCCCAATCTGTCATCGACTTAATAGTCGCATCAGCATTCGGGCCAAGCTTTGTAAGCTCTTCCTGATAAGAGATTTCAGCGCCCTCTTCTTCCTGTTGTGCCATAGAAATAAAGCTATTCGCCAACTCGTCAAACGCACTCTGGCTAATACCATTTTCCTTCGCCCAATCTCGATATGTCGAGAGAAGCGGGTCATCGTCAGGGATGCTTGCATCTTTAAATAACTTATCATCATACGCCTCCGGGGCTTTGTGCTTGCCCTGCGAAAACTTCTTTTGCAGTTCGTTGTAGGACTTGACCAAGTTTTCTAGGTCAGGCCCATCGTCCTCATTCCAAAATTTATCTGGATACCATTCGGGCTTCGCAAACTCTACCTCTTCATCCTCATTAGCAACAGTAACATCGTCTAACGATGCTGGCCCTGCCTCTGGCTGGATGTGGGAGATTGTGCTTTCTTCCGGCTGCTGGTTATCCTCTGCCTCAACTTGCGCTTGGGCCATCAGTCCATCTGGTTCGTTCATAATTGCCTCGCTCTCAACATGCGCTTTTCTATTTCACGCACTAGTGAATTTTGACCCTCTCTGGCAAACCCGTGAGAAGCATCTTCCCCCGGATACCAAGTGGGCTGCTCAATCGTCAGTGAGCGAAGGTGTGTTAGTAATTGTTGCCCATCCTCACTGCCGTACACGCGCAAATATAACCTGTCTATGTCGTCTTGGTTATCTTGCTGTGTCAAACGTGCTTGCGGCTCTACTGTCCGCAAGCTATCCCAACCCTCTTCAATCATGCTATTCCTCTATTGCTTGCCCGGCTTGCATCGCCATCTGCGCCGCTTGCATCTGCGCCATCTGCTCTGCCATCTGTTGGCGCTCTTCTGGTGAAGTGCGTAGCTCTGCCGGTATGCCCATCTTGTCAGCCACATGGTCTGCAATAGCGCCAGTGCGCACTGCCATTTGGCCATCTTGGCCAAGTGATGCGGATAACTGCACCCATTGCATTATCTTCTCAATGCCGCCCATGTTCTGCGCTTGCGCGATAGGCGACACCGGCTGCACCTTAACCTCTAGCCCGTTTACCTTTAGCGGCATTTCAATCATTCCGCGCTCATCCATCACCGCAAGAATGCGGGAGACAACCGGGATCATGGTTTCTGTGATTAGACGACCAAACGAACTGCCCATATTGCTGGCTAGCTCAGATATCTTTGCCGACACCTCTGTGGCTGACCGGGCAGACATATTGTCTGGCGGTAGCGTGTCGTCCATCATAATCTTTTTAATATTCATGCGTAGGTCGTTGATAATAATCTGCGACACGTTAAAGTCACCAGAACGCGGCAACATGCGCAAGCTCTCACCCTGTGGCCCACCGTTACGCGCAACCGGGATAATAGCACCCGGCGCAATGCGTATAGTCTGCGGGTTTAGCACGCCATCATCTGCTGCTGTATATACACCAGCGATAGACAGGCTAGCGTTTTTCAGCAATAGCTCTAGCGTTTTGTTCAGCGTCTTAATGTCAGCGATAGCGGTGACCAGTGGGCCACGCCCATACACCTCACCGGCTACCTTCATATAACGCGCTACAACCCAAGGGCTAGACTTCATGGTGCGCTCTACGATGGCTTCCTTGCCTTCTTTCTCGATAACATAATAATTGTATTCGCCCGTGTCTAAGTCTAAGCAAGTAGCCTCGACTAGCTCTATCTCTTCGGTAGGCTTGTCGTCAATCATACGCTGTAGCTTGGCTGATATCTCCGCGTCATCCCAGTGTTGCGTAATAGCTTCTGCCTTCATGCGCATACGGCGATAGACGTTATCGACCTTGCCGTGCGCGCCTTCCTCGATACACACCAGATATTGAGGCACGGCGGTGAACCGGATGGGAGTGATGTCATCACCGGGTTGGATAAGCATCACCGCCGTACCAACTGCTAAGTCCATGAGAAACTCACCCATAGACAAATCAAAATTAGTTTGCCGCAACAGCGCAAACATCTTGTCGCTGTAAATATCTAACGCGGCCTGTGCTTCAATACGGCGCTCTATAGGAATGTCTGGCCCCGGCTCTAGGCGGCACCAGTTAGATTGTGGCGGGAATAAGCCAGACTGAATACGGTTGGCAAAGCGCTGCGTGGAATTGATAGCGGTGCTATCAAACACGCGCGCCATTTTGTTTTGGCCGGGTGACCCGCCGCCTTCATAATAGCCGTCATACAAGTTGCGCTGTGGTAGCGCGAACTCGTAGCAATCTTCGTAGATCTGCCGCCAGTTATCCTTGCGGCGTTGTGCCAAGTCGTGGCGCTTCAATATCTGCTGTGGGGTCATCATGATTTTTTGTGCCTATTCGCAAAGTTACGCGCTGCTTCTTTAGAGCCAAAGCCCCATGCCCTTAATGCCAGCCCAAGACGCGTTGGCTTGCCATCCTTCTTCTCCGCGCCCTTCATGCCAGCAAAGCGTGCGGCAAATGATACGCGGCGCGGGTTTGTGCCAGACTTAACTGGGCGTTTTAGATTGCCGCCCTCTTTGCGCTCAAAGTGCTTGCGTCCGGCCTCGCTCAAACCGCCCTTGGGGTTCTTATGTACTTTTCGCACGGGCGGCTCTCATGTTGTCAATAAGGTTGGGATATGGACGGCCAGCCTTTGCAGCGGCACGCTGCGCGCTGCGCTTCTGTGCCGGCGACAAACCCTTGGACTTGCCCAGACCTTTGGGGCGTTTCTTTTCCCATACGGCTTTTGGTTTCTTGTCAGCCATTTTTATTATCCTCTGCCATTTTCGCCTTCATGCGCTGGTAGAACTTCCACATCTTCTGGCCAGTGGTTTCTGTTGGCGTGCCTTTTTGGCCTTTGTATTGTTTGCCAAGACCAATTTTATCAGCTATTTTTGCCATAACTCTTCTTCTTTGCCATTTTTGTTTTCATTGATGCGCCAGTTACACGACCGCCGGTTTGCTTGGCGTATTCTTTCGCCGCACCCATGCCAGCCTTTGTATACGCAAATGTGCGCGCCTTACCGTCTTTAGAAACTACCTTCGGCATTACCCCGCTCCTAATGTTGTTTGCCCACCTTCACCACCGCCTAAACGCCCAGCGCTAAGCAACGCTCTGCGCCCACCACGGCGCGCGCGCTTAGATGCTGCTGCCGCTCTCTCATCAAGCGTGGCTACGGCTACCGGCGCGATGTCCTTTGGTTCAATTTCTTTTGCTGCTTTTTGCATAGCTGGCACTACTGCCTTTTTCCCAAAAACTGCGCTCATGGCTGGCCCCCACCTAGTGTTGATTGAATGCCTGTTTCAGCGTTTTGACGCGCTGTGCTTAATAACATACGCTTGCCGCCTGTACGCCGCGCACGTTGACGCGCAGATATAGCACGCATCTTCTGTTGCTCATCTGCCTCAAGGCGCTCTTCTTGGCGCTGTTGTGCCGCCGCGATTTCTGGATCAGGCGGTGGTGGCGCCGGAGTTTTAGGGGATAGCAAGCCGCCCATTAAAAATACCTCGCAAACATAAAATAATCTTGACCGACAGGCCCATACCCACGCATGCGGCCTTCGTTAGTGAATTTTACCGCAGATGCCCACCTAACTGCAAACGAATTATCAACCTCAACGGTCATTTGCAATCTATGTAATTGCAAGTCGATAGCGATGTGATTAAAGTAGCGCATGGCTGTGCGTGTAGCCGATATCGGCACGCGCTCAAACTGATATGATGTAAGCAACCAGACTTCCGCGTTGCCCGGCCATAGCTTGATAGCCCCGAATGAGCAAATCATTTCGCCCTGATGCAATACCGTATAGGCATGCTCCTGCTGCTGGTACATCTTCAACAGCGCTTCGTAATTAGGCACATCGTCAAATGGCTTCTTGTCGAACTCTCGCAAGTCCATATTGTACGGGTGCGCCCAGTGAAACGGCACTATAGTTGCGTCTTTGTTGCTAGAAAACATCGAAGTCCATCTTGGCTGTCATCTGTTTAAACTGGCCGCTTGCATGGCTGTTGCGCGTTAGCTTGCGATGCTCAGACCCCATCATCAGATAGCCGTAAGCATCACCAACGTGCGAATGCTCGTTCTTGTTCGGCGCATCCTTGAACCGCTCCTGACCGCCACCCATCGCAACGCGCTTAAAGTGATAACCACCAGCTAGCGACTTGCGCGTGCGCATGCAGCTACGGTCTACAATAATGCCGGGTTTGCCGTCTATCAGCCGGTTCATTGGCGCAGCACCAGCCTCACGGCGCACCATAAAGTCGTTTGACGCGGTAGGCTGTGCGCGTAAGCCAAGCGTGCGCATATGCTCAAACGCTGTTACCTCGAATATCTCATCACGCTTTGCGCCAGCCGGGTCGCCCCAGATAAACACCTCGCTCTTAGGAAAGCGCGTATTTATGTCAGCCATCAGGTGATGACAGAAACGCTCTAGGCCCATGTCAAACGCCACAAGCTCATGCACAACATGCCAGCGTCCGTTAGCCATCTTTTGCCCAAACACGGCGGCAGGGGTCAAACCAAAGTCAAGCCCGATATGCACAGGCCAAGCTGGCTCAATCTCAACATCGCCGGACATCAAGCTATCGCTAAACTCAGGCCACACAGATTTCCCATCTTGCACATAAACGTATTGCGCACCAGCGTAGCACTGTATCCAGTCCAACGTCTTGCCGGCAAGCTGCTGTTCGTAATACCCGCCGGGCAAGTTGTTTACGTTTTCTGCCTTCGGGTTGTTGATCCAATATTTGTTAGCGGCAAAGATATTGCCTTCATGTTCCTTGGTAGCCTCGATAACGCCGCCGGGTTGTTTGTAGAACTTCCACGGGTACTTGCCACGAATAGGGTTTTTCTCCGCTAGGTTTGGCCACCAGTGGTCGCTGTCCATAGGGTTGGTAGACATCCACACACCACGCCAAGGGCAACCGCCGTGGCGCTTGGTCGGGTAACGACCGACACGCGATGTAAGGCCATCGACCACCGCCTTGGGCAACTCTCGCGCCTCGTCAATAAAGCCGCCGGTCAGTTCCAGCGACAACAGCTTGCGCACGTCTTTGGGCTGGTCGAGCGCTAAAAAGATAACCTCGCAATCAAGCCCCGGCGTGCCGTCACGCGGTGGCAACTTAATGTGGTGCGTGATAGGCGGCGACCAGCGCATCTGCCCCCAAGTGTTTTCTGGGAATATCTCTTGCCACGTCTTAATGGTCGTTGTGCGCAGTTCGGGATAGCTGTTTCTGATTACGGCAAAACGCGTATATCTTACATTGTCCACAGGCGAAGGTGGTTGCTTTACAGCACGAAGCATCACCTCGGCCAGCGAGGCATATGTCTTTCCAGAGCCTACTGGCCCAAGTAGACCCCGCACAAAAGAATTGTCGTTTAAAAAATCCCATACGGTCGGACTTTCGCTAAAATCTAAGTTAAGGCCATTCAGCACCTCCGTGGTCGGTTGCTTTGTTCTGCGCCTCGACCTGTCTGTCGCTCTACTCGCTCTCGCCATTATCAAACTCCGGGATAAATGTCACAATTACCATGCCGTCTGTCGGGTCTTCTATCTCGTCATCGACTTCCAACAGCACACCCTTGCACTTAGAACAAACCACGCGCTGCGTCTCCGCATAGCACCGGCCACGCGTGTCCTCACCGCAATGGTCGCATATAACGTAATCATAAAAAAAACGCACAAAATTATTGTGCGTCATCTTCGTCACTGACATCCTTCACCTCATACGTTGTCGTTTTAGGCCCGGTCACGTTAATGCCGATCATGCTTGGCCGCTGGTCGTCACTGTTAGGCTCCAACAAACCACGATGCTTTGCAAGCAAGCGCAACGCTGCCAACTTGTCGTGCATCTCCACCTCGATGGTGTTGCCGTGCTGGTTGGGCGTTACCTTCACCTTCTTGATACTGCGCTTGGCGCGTTCCGGCAGTTGGTCAGATGGCGTAAGCTGCACCTGACCCATAGCATCCCAGCTAATGACATCCGTGGCCTCACCAGCCGCGATAGCCTCTAGCTCTTGCACCACCGCCTCGCGCCGGTCGGTGTCTTGGCTAGCTAGCGCCGCACGCTGCTGCCTAGTTGTCAGGGGCTTCTTGGACACACTTGCCCCCTGTCCACGCGTACCCAGCGATATCTACCCAGCTATCCATGTGGTCAGGCGTCTCCATCAGCCGCGCTAGCTTTACTTGCACCATCATCATGGCCACCTGTTCGGCAGTGACCTCAACACCCAACGTAATCGACCACTGCGCGGCTATGCGCTCATGGTTGATGTATACGTTGCCGTAATTCTTCCCACGGTCGGCGACCGCGCCTTTAGCCTCGTCTAATATATCCACAATCTTCACCTTGCTATCTCCAAGCCACACGTCTCGCATTTCATCTCGCCACCCATCTCCGACTGACACTTAGGACACTGCCCGTTTGCCATCAGCTTCGCCATAGACCCGTCACCCGTGGCATAGGCAACCGGCACATGTTCTGTGCAAGGGCAAGCACAGTTCTTGCAACGGCAATGCTCCGCGTCTTCCCAGTCGAACTCCTCGCACCCGCAATCGGCGCATCTGCGTACCTCATCATATGTCAATGCCAAGCTCCCTCAATGTTGGTGTTTCTACAGTATCATCGTCTGGCGGTTCAGCGCAATAGCGCTCCCCGCACCAATAGCACTCACATAGCTCTGCGGCCTCGTCATATAGCTGGTGATGGTCAGCGCCGCAGCTAGGGCAAGTCATGCGTCAGTTCCTTGGAAAATTTTGTGCGAGACCCCCATAGACTACTGGCCGGGGGCGGGGGGCAAGGGGTCGCCTCTGTGGCCGGCGGCTTATGTGTGACCAACGCTTGCGCTGTACAAAAGCAAATCAACCTTTGTTCTCCTGTACATCAAAGTACCGCACGATATCTGCTAGCGCAGGCACCCCTGCCCTTCGTTCTATTGCTTGGTCACACACAGCCAGCGTGGCAGCGCGTACATCGTCAGCCGATACCTCACGCAATGCCAGCCGGCGTGCGTGCGCTATCTCATTATCGTACAGCCTCACCTGTCCTGTCGCCTGTTGGACGGCACGCAGATAGGCATGGCATAGCTCTCCAGCGTGCGCGTCACCGACTGATTGTGCATCCCCCAGACCCCCTTTATCTTCTGTGAGGTTGTCATCTTGGTCTGCACGCACTTGCAACGCTTTGGCAGTGAGTATGTCCTCTTGCGATGGCAGGGCTTCGTCACCTTTCCACAGCACTTGATACCTGTTTGTTTTCCACCCGCTAACGCCTACCTGATAGTCCTTTGGATTAAGCTGGCGCACATAACCACGTTGCTTTAATCCCTTCACTGCGTCATATATGGTTTTACGCTCACCATAGCCGCACACATGCGTAAGTGTTTCCATACTAGGGTAACACACCCCAGCACGGTTCACGAACGCACACAGCGCTCCTAGCACCCTTATCTCGCGTTCTTTGAGCTTACGGTCTGCAAAGGCACGCATTGGCATGACACTGTACGGGCGCTTATTCTCAGAAAGGGATTTCGTCATCGAGCTTGTCCTTTAATGTTGGTTTAACGTCACTCACCACTGCACCGGGAAACATGTCTTTGACTTCAGCAACAACCGGCGCTTGCTCTGACCACTTGGCCAGTATCACCGCCACCTCTTGCACACAATACACCAGCGCGTCAGGCATGTCGTTCTTGATGTGCGTAACCGCTTGCTCATCACGCGCGATGGCTATCACCTTGCCATCAGCATCCGCAGTCCACACATCCATGCCTATCTCTTTACCACCCAACGCGATGGCTTCCTTCTCCAGCGCACCATACGCACGCAAGGTCACTGCCACATGATGTTCTACATCTACCGCCGCATCACGGTGGATAGCATCGTTGAGCTTATCCATCTGTTGCCAGAACCTATCCCGCAACTCTGGCGACACAAGGTTGGGCAATCTCTCCACACCCCACCGGCGCTCATAGTCAGACACAACCCTGTCATATTCCGTGAGGTAGTTTTGTATCTTTCGATAGGTTGCCTCACTTGTCACCTTGGTTCCCATCATTCGCCTCAATGCTGTAGCATCAGGCTTCTTTACTTTTCTCATCCCTTTACCCTTTCTTCGTGCTGTGCGTGCGTGCGTGCGATAACCATAGGGATTATCGCACAACACCACGCGTGCGACTTCAGCGTGCGACCGTGCGATTTAAGGCATTTACAACCGCACGTTTCCTTATAACTCTTTGTATTCCCACACATAGCTACCTTCTATAACAATCGCACGCTTTGTCTGTAACGCATCCCTCGCATCTCTGCGCCTAGAACGGGTCGAATCGGGTGTTTTCGCACGGTGTTTGTCGTGCCACGCCGTCACCGGCACGCGCTCTTGGCCTAATTCGACAGACAGATTACGCAGCGCTTGCAGGGCTATCTTCTGCGGCTCTGTCAGCTTCGCACTACGCGCCTTCTTCTCTGGCATGTCAGCCTGTGTCATCACCACGCTCACATCATCTATCAGCGCCACCGGCGTCATCGTAAACGCTACGTCTGGCATTGGCTCCGCGTCCTTCTGCTTCTCTGTCGCCAGCGTCACCGTCTCTTCCAGCTTGCTCACCTTGATGCTTGTATCCACCGCCCCCAACAGCGCCGTAGACCCACGCATGCCTCTGGCCGCATCCTTGCCAGAATGGTGAATGGCCACCACCGCACATTCGCAGTGGCGCTTTACTATCTCACACGCATCCACAAACAGGCCCATGTCCGTTGCGCTGTTCTCATCACCGCCGAGCAGGGCGCGTGCTACAGTATCCACAAACACCGCGCTAAACTTGGTATCTAGGTTATCTATCGTGCGCAGTAGGCGCTCCACATCTTCAGGTTCGCGGAACCTCACCGCTGTGGGTAGAACATAAAACGGCACATCCGCTGTTAGCTTGTGATGCGCTTGCCATGCCTTGATGCGCTTACCCAGACCGCCAACACCCTCGCCAGCGATGTACAGCACTGCGCCTTTCTGCACTGGGTTGTTGTGCCACGCCTTGCCATAAGCCACCGACAGCGCCATGTCTATCGCTAGGAATGATTTACCAGCCCCCGGCTCACCGTACAGCACGCTAAACCCATGCTTGGTTAGCAGTCCATCAACCAGCCATTCCACCGGCGGCATGTTGCGCAGATAGTGTACATCATACACATCAAACACGTCTGGGCGCTCTTCTTGTACGTTATCCTGTACGTCCGGGGCGTCCGACAGCACCGGGGTCGCGGCAGCTATCTTAGCCAGACGGTCACGCGTACCGCCAGCGACCATCCAATCATAAACGTCTTGCTTATCTGTCAGCCCCGGTATGGTTACCAGCTTCACCGCCTTTGCCACAGGGTATAAATTTGATACCACCACTTCAGCGTGGCGTGTGCCAGCCGCATCGGCGTCAGGCAACACAATCACGTTACGCCCGGCAAACCATTTATTTAGACCCGCCGACCAGTTCTTTGCGCCGCCGTGGTTGGTGGTCGCAACGAAGCCCTGCTTGATAAGTAGCTGCGCACACTTCTCGCCTTCCACCACCCATATTGCGGCGTCTTTGTCTGCCATGATGCCCGGTAGATTGTACGGCACCGGGGCCACGTCCTTAATGTTCCATATCCAGCCGCCCTTGCCGTCAGGTCTGCGCTGCCGGAATGTCTTTGGCTCGTATCTGACAACCTGATAGATGCACTCGCCATGCTCATCTATATAATCGTATGCCTTTGACATGTACCGCGCCGGCTGAATGGTTTGCTGCACTTGCTTGGCTATGCCGAATTGCTTTTCTAATATGTCCGGCAGACTGCGTAGCTGGGCGCCCTCATTGATGCGCACCATGTCTATGACCCCGCCACCTTCGTTAGCCTCGAAGTCAAACCATGTGCCTTTGCGCAAGTCTACACTGCGCGACCCGTGATTGCCCCAGCGCAGTTCATGGCCGCGCTTTTCCTTTGGTTCGCCCCAGTAGTAGGTGGCTATCTGCTGTATGTATGCTGCTATGTTCTGTGTCATCTTATTCCCTCTTCCCCTTGGTAAATGGTGGGGCATTGGCAAAGGGAGGAAACCCAACGCCCCACCAAACTGCTAGAACAGGTCAGCGCCACTCGTTGCTGGCTGTTCAACAGGCGCAGCCGGCGTTTCTGCCGGTGCGCTAGGTGCTTCCGCACCATCAAATGCCGATGGACGCTCTGTCCACTGGCTGATTTCCCACACCGGCACCTTGAAGCGCTGTTCGCCCTGCGGTGTGTTAACTGTCGCGGTCTGTGTCGCGGTGACCTTCATCACAGGACACAGGCCGGGGTTGTTCGCGCGTTCAGCCTCGTACTGATTGTGTAGCTGGTCAAACGCAGACTGCACCATCTTCGACTGACTACTGAACTCACGCAAGCCTATCTCACGGTTTACCAGCTTCACACGAAACGCAGACTTGTGGTCTGGTGTCGGCTTGTCTGGCATGCGCTCACCCAACTTGACCATGTGGAAGTCTGGGCGGTTACTGACAAACGCCATGTAGCCGACCTCGATATTTTCCATGTCGATTGCGACCTCGAACGGTAACGCCATCTCGATGCTCTCGCGCACCCATTCGCCGTTCACGTTCTCGCTTTCAACCCGGTAGAACTCACCCACCTTTGCGTCAAACTTAATAATAGGCGTGATGTTACCACCGCCGCCGCCTTCATTTACTAAACCAAGTGCCATTTCATTTTCCTTTACACTTTACTGACCAGTTGCGCTGGCCTCGCATTACCCGTTGGGCAATCTGTTTGAGCTACGCCGCTTCATAGCAATGCGTGCTGTGTGCGCAGATATAACAGAGCTACGCCACTTTGGGTTGCGCCATTTACTGTTTACATCGTGCCGGTCATTGGCGTCAAACAACGCCTCACGCCGTTTCTTTAGATACGCGGCAAACTCTTCCACACTCATATCACTCGCTAGTTTCATTGCACATCAACTCCCTTGCTACCATACAGAAATCGTCAAACGTCATTTCGACTGCGTACTTCCAATCATATCCATCGCCGGGCTGTCGCTCAAACGTGGCCAGCATTGCCAGCGCCTCGATAGGTACGCGCCAACGCTCCGGCAGTCTATCGAATTTATAGACCAGCGCTGGTATCTTGCCAGCCTTCTCCGCTGCTACGCAAACCTGATCCCAATGGCTGGGCGAGGCAAACGTGCTGCCCTGCCTGTAGCGTTTGCATTCTATTACAAAGGGGAAAGCGTCATCCTCACAGGTCAGGTCAGGCAAGCCAGCCTCGGCCCATTGGTCCAGCACCCTGCGAAATTCAAGGCCAAGCTCTAGGTGCAAGCGCTTGCGAACATCGCGCTCGTACTGGCTTCCTTTCGTGCGCGGATTAACCATTGCGTGCCGCCGCTATCACACGGTCTAGGTCAGACCCGTCTTTGGTCAAACGCTTTTCTAATTCTTGCGCCAGTATCTCGTCAGCGAGTGACGCCATCGAGCGATGCGCCGACTGCTCGACCGCCTCTTTCAGCATCAAAACTGTCTTGGTTCTGAGCCGCAATAATGTTGGTTTTGTGTTTGCCATGATATCGCCCTGATATTTTTTTGCTATCTACCCCTTGAAGATATGATAGCAAGGTGATATATAATAGTTGACGGCACGTTGACCGTCAGTTGATTAACCAAAAGGGAGTTAAGATTATGACATACACAGAAATTAATTGGGAACGTGAAGTTAAGTATACAGACGCTGAGTTTGCTGGCATCCGCCGCAACGCAGACGGTGACATCTACACAGATTTAGATGTTCACCAAATCTGGATGACCCCAGCACAGAAGCTACGCCTTACAGGCGATGACCAAACTCGCGTTGACGAATATCAAGAAGAATTGGCCTACATGATGGAAGAGGCCAAGGCAGAATTTGGAGTAGCATAATGAAATTCATCGTCTATTACCGCGTATCAACTCAGCGTCAGGGCCAATCCGGCCTTGGCCTTGAGGCTCAACAGCACGCCTGTGCGCACTATGATATTGTCGCTGAATACACAGAAGTAGAAAGCGGCAAGAAGTCCAACCGCCCGGAGCTAGCCAAGGCATTGGCGCACGCCAAAGAGATAGGCGCGACACTGCTTATTGCCAAGCTAGACCGTCTGGCGCGTAACGTACACTTCATCACCGGCTTGCTCGAAGCTGGCGTGCCTATCACTTGCGCCGACATGCCAGAGGCAGACCGCACATTCCTACAGATGGCCGCTGTCTTTGCAGAATGGGAAGGCCGCCGCATCTCAGAGCGCACCAAGGCAGCGCTAGCCGCAGCAAAGCGCCGTGGCGTAAAGCTCGGCTCACCTGACCCTGCAAAGGGTGGTTCAGTTACCGGCAAGCAACGCGCCAGCGCCACCGCACAGGTAGCGCCGCAAGCTATGCCTATTGTCAACGCATTGCGCAAGGCTGGTCAGAGCCTACGCGCCATCGCATCCGCTCTCAATGAAGAGCAGATACCAACCGCAATGGGCGGTCAGTGGCACGCATCCAGCGTGCGTAATCTTATCAACGCATAAGGGGAATATCATGCAGAAAGTTGCGGGAATATTATTTACATATGCGCTACTTAGCCTGTGGGTTATGGGCTGGGTGGACATCTTCGGGCCACAATATACTTGGTGGAACTTTATTTATCTGATGGGGAATTGATGTGATTGTGTATTTGGCTACGAATAAGGCCAACGGAATGCAATATGTAGGGCTGACCCGCCGCAGCACTTTAGCGCCTCGTATTAATGAGCATTTTGCAAATGCACGAAATAGCACAAAGGGCAGCTATAAAACCATTGCCCATGCTATCCGTGTTTATGGCGAAGATGCTTTCCAGTTTGAAATACTCGACAGACTAAAAGATTTAAAGAGTTTAGGAAGGGCTGAGAGATACTGGATACAAAACCTAAACACACGACACCCCAATGGGTACAATGTCAAAAAAGGCGGATGCCCTACGTTTCAACTTGCCGCCGGGGATATATACGAAATAGGCGGGAAAAAATATTATGGCTGTGGCGACCTTGCAGAAAACTTTTCCGTTAGTGTCCATAATATTAGATACAGAATATTGAGGGCTGGATGGACTGCACGCCAAGCGGTGGGTTTAGACCAGCCGCCAGAGAACCACCCACATAAAAATGGATGCGGGAATATTATAAATGCAAATGGGCTTACATTCAAATCAATCATAAATGCGTGTAATCATTTTGGCATAACCCCTAATATGTATCATGCCAGAAAAAGGTACGGCTGGTCTGATGATGAGGTGTTTGGAATATCGCCGCGCAATAAGCCATACAGCAGAACTGATACGCAAATTTTGGTGTCAGGCAAATGTTTCCGCAGTGTGTCCAGAGCGGCAGAGCATTACGGGTTAAGTAAAGGCTGTGTCATACAGCGGTTGCGAAACGGTTGGACAATAGACGAGGCGTTCGGATTGACTGAAAGAGACATCCGCCCAAACTCTAAAAGTTTTGCCGGTTACAAATCTATTGCAGATGCGGCTAGGCAAACAGGCATAGGGCAGTCAACGATATCATGGCGATTAAAAAAAGGTTGGTCGCCACAGCAAGCGCTGGGCATCACACCGATGCACGGCAACAATCAAACCACCAGATGAAAGGGTTAAACTAATGGTCGGAAAACTTACACCTGACAACATGCTATCAGCCTCGCGCATCGCGCAGTTGATGGGCCAATCACCATACGCAACGCAAAACGAATTGCTGTCAGAGTTTATAGACCGCGATGCTGGCAAAGAGCCGGAGCCGTGGGAAGGCAATGAGCTTACACGCTGGGGCGATATCCATGAAGGCGCAGTTATTGCAGAAGCATCCCGCCGCCTTGGCCTTGTCGATGTCGAAAACGACTTCGCGCAAGCGTTCTTCCATGACAAGCTGCGCCTTGCAGCATCGCTGGACGGCATGGCTACAGGCACGCGCCTCATAAAAGAAGACCACGCGCAGGGCATCATCATCCCCGGCACGGCAAACGCAATCCAGCTAACGGGCGAAAAATTATTGCTGGAATGCAAGACAACACAGGCAGCGCCAGAAGATGCGCCGCCACCACATCGCGGCGTGCTACAGTTACAGGCGCAGATGATGTGCGCTGGTGCAAGCTTGGGCGCGGTGTGTGTACTCTATCGCGGGTCTACCTTGCGCATGTTCCTGTACCACGCTGACGCTGGCGTACAGGCACGCATTGCACAGGCTGTCGAAGAGTTTGAGCAACGCCGCAAAGACATCGACTGGTATCCGTTGATGAACCCAGCCGATGGCAACGTGGCCTACAGCCGGGTCGATGATGTGGCACAGCCGTTGGACGTATCAGACGGCGAGGTTCAGGACGCT